AGAACCCGAAAGGGAAAATTAGGATGTTATAAATATGTCAACGGACGTCGAGTTGCTTTTGTCAGAAAGGGTCGAAAATATTAGTTGCGATAGTTGCGGAAGCAGCAAAGTATCTAAAAATTATATTGATGTTGCCGAAGTAGTTCACTGTGTTTGTGAATGCGGCAAGGAGTGGGTTGAATGAAAGTCGAGATGTTTGAATTCGCTTTTAAATTAGCAACCGGTCATGAACATGAAACATTTACTTTTGGGATGAAGGCACCTCATGGTGAGATTGTCTGGGACCCAAAACGAGCAAAACCTACACGGATGGAAAGATATCATGCTAGACATTTTCCTAATTCGATGTATGATTTCGGAAGAAATATACAAACTTCTGGAGGCACCAATATACGGCCTGCTGTCGTTGGTGCTTATGCTGCCGCTGGAGTTTATGCGGTATCGTTACCGTTCTTGATGGCTACTGCTATTTATCCTCAAGTATCGGGCCCACAGTTTCAATCTTCTATTAGTGGGCAACCTTCTATTGGTGGAGATATTTACACATTATCTACACCAGCTTCTTCTTGGCAGGAACTATTTTCTTGGAGTTACTGGCGAGGATATTGATAACCTCTGAAAGAGGTTGAGGGGGGGCATCTTCAGCGAAGATATTATTACCCCCCCCAACTTCACAGTTAACATGGGCACTACTGAGAGACCTAACTGGGAAGTTAAACTTAACAAAATTGAACACCGAAATTGTAGGCATTGTTGGCCGAATGATTGTAGGTGTTTTTAATGAATGTTCAAAAAAGGCATTGGGCTATAACCATATATGCCGGTCACATAGGTTTGGATGATGATTTTTCCGATGAAGAAATCATAGATGCGATGCGATCACATTGGGAATCAGTTAATGATTTACCGGGAATCCGGTACGCAATAGCACAAATAGAAAGGTGTCCTTCTAGTCAAAGATTACATATTCAAGGTTATCTTGAATTTAAAGATAGTAAACGTAAGGGTACTATTTATAAGATGTATCCATGTCATTTGGAATATCGTAAAGGCAGCAGAGATGATGCCCGAGACTATTGTCGAAAGAAAATTGTAAAAGGTAAAGATAAAGGTCAAGTGTGCCGCCTACCCGAATTCGGTGAGTGGCGTAAGGAGAGAACTACTGGTATATCTCCTAAACAACGGGCAATAGAGATGTTGAAAAAAGGGTTTACCCCTGCTCAAATATTACAATATGATGTAGATGCGTATTTTACGCACTACAAAGCGATAGAATCTGTATATCGTTTAATGGGAGAATCTTTAATAACCTTCGGTGAAGAAGAATAAATATGGCGAAGAGAAAATACTCGAAAGCAAAAAAAATGCAACCTGCAGTTACTAGACTGTGGTTTAGAATAGACGCAACATCAACATTTAATTTCGTTGATTTGAGTTTGGCGGCATCTGCTGCTAATAGACGATTTTACAGACAAGGAATTACTTGGGCTGTAGCAGGTATGAGTTTACATACTCCAACATTAGTTACCGGTGATTTTACTGTAGCAAAGATTCCAGATACTTGGGTAGCTGCTAATGCTCACAGTAAGGCAAAATCCCTTTGGATGAAAAGTCAAGACCAAGTTCTTGATGACCAACCTAGTATTGCTGCAAAATATAGAGATTTTAAAATTTATTTAGATGATGATATGGTTAATTCATCCGTACAGGCTGATAATACAGCCGCAACAAGTGGAGATATAATGCTTCCAATCGATTCAGGCGATTTTAGTGCAAAGATTGGAGAATGGATTTATTCAACTATACAATTCCCTGAGCAAGGTGGTTCTAATCCACCAGAAGAGGCTACTTTACATATGGTAGGTCCTAATACTGCTTTACCTATTAGTAAAGGTTTGATTACTGGGTACGGTTTAGCCCGTTCACGACCTCAAGATGTTGATCCAAATGTTCCGACAAGTGGCGGATGGATGAACGATGTCTTTGATGTTGCAGATAATTTAGATGAGATAAGAGCAGATGTTCATAATAATAATGATGAACCACCTTACAGAGTAGGTGACCCAACTAGCGCATTAGAATTTTATCCCGGTGGTGTAAATAATCAACCGGATGCCGCTTTACACTCAATCAGTTTCGTTACTGGTACAACTGTTGGTGGTAAAACCCATGTTGAAGGTGGTATGTTTCACTGTGGTTTAATGAGATTTGATTGGGCTTTCGATGGTTTAGGTGATAGATATTTAGCAATTGATTTAGTTCCTGGTAATCAAAAGGGTTATTTGACCGAGGTGTATTGAGATGGTAGAACAAAAAGTTGCAAGTGATGTAATAACAACTGCTAAGTGGGCAAGTCTTTTGAACCACGTTAAAGCAAACAGGATTGAATATCTTATTTGTGTAGCTATTCTACATATTGTAGGTGCTACTAATCATATCTATTCACAAGTTGAAGGAGTGTGCTTTTGATGGCTTATAGTAGAAAAAGAAATTATAGATCTAAAAAAAGAACAACAACCCGTATGGGTAAAGTATTCAGAACCCGAAAGGGAAAATTAGGATGTTATAAATATGTCAACGGACGTCGAGTTGCTTTTGTCAGAAAGGGTCGAAAATATTAGTTG